AATATGCAAACAAGTTTGCCCCTAAAAAGGTAACGAAAAAAGAGGCAGAAAAATTTAAAAAGAAAGCTGGAGGTGGCATGATGAAGAAAAAAGGTTACGCAGGTGGCGGAAAGATGAAAAAGAAAGGCTACGCAGCAGGTGGCAAAATGAAGAAGAAGATGACTGCCAAGGGTGGCGGTATGATGAAAAAGAAGATGATGGCTATGGGTGGTGCTATGAAGAAAAAAGGCTACGCTGTAGGAGGTGCTATGAAGAAGAAGGGCATGAAGAAGGGCGGTAAGACCATGAAGATGAGAGGCGGAGGTCTAGCCACTAGAGGTACAACTTTCTCTATTAGATAATGGCAGTAGATAAAAACTTAGAACCCTTTGAGGTAGAAGAAGGGGGAAACCCTGAAGAGTCAGAACTCAAAGTTGAGATAGTCAATCCAGACGCTGTATCTATTGGCACAGATGATGGAGGGATGGTTATAGATTTTGAGGGAAGTGCCACAGAAGAACTTATAGGACCTGATCACAATTCAAACCTAGCAGAGTTTATAGAGGAAAGTGATCTTGAAGAGATGGCATCCGATCTAGTAAGCGATTTCGAATCAGATAGGACATCAAGAAAAGAATGGTCTAGGTCTTATGTAAAAGGTCTTGATCTCCTCGGTATGAAGATTGAGGAGAGAACACAACCTTGGGAGGGAGCGTCAGGGGTTTTCCATCCGTTGCTATCAGAAGCTATTGTTAGGTTCCAAGCACAGGCTATGGGCGAGATATTTCCAGCAGCAGGACCTGTTCGAACAAAGGTTGTAGGAAAGCAAACAAAAGAAAAGAACGATCAGTCAAAACGTGTAGAGCATGAGATGAATTACATGCTTACAGAGGAAATGACAGAGTATCGTGATGAAATGGAGCAGATGCTTTTTAGATTGCCTTTGGCAGGCTCTGCTTTCAAGAAAGTATACTATGATCCCATAATGGAAAGACCATGCTCTATGTTTGTCCCTGCTGAAGACTTTGTAGTTTCATACGGGGCATCAGACCTTATGTCTTGCTCAAGATATACGCATGTGATGAAGAAGACAGAAAATCAGGTAAGAGAACTACAAGTCAACGGATTTTACAGAGACGTAGAACTACCAGAGCCAACAAGAGACGAATCAGACATACAAGAGAAGTATGATGAGATGGATGGCAGTGAAGCTGTATATGATGAAGACGACAGATACACTATACTAGAGATGCATGTTGATCTGGATATGCCAGAACCATTTGAGGATAAAGATGGTCTAGCAAGACCATTTATAGTTACAATAGACAAGTCATCTAGAACAATATTATCAATAAGAAAGAATTGGTATGAAAGCGATGAAAAGAAAACTAAGCGACAGCATTTTGTTCATTATAGATATCTTCCTAGCCTTGGGTTTTATGGTACAGGACTTATTCATCTTATTGGTGGGTTGGCTAAATCGGCAACGTCCATACTTCGTCAGCTTATTGATGCTGGTACTTTATCGAATCTTCCTGCTGGTCTTAAAGCTCGTGGTCTCAGGATTAAAGGGGATGACTCGCCTCTCATGCCTGGTGAGTTCAGGGATGTCGATGTCCCTGGCGGTGCGATACGAGATTCCATTACGTTTATACCTTATAAAGAACCATCCTCAGTATTGTACCAGTTGTTGGGAAATATTGTCGAAGAGGGAAGGCGAATTGGATCGATAGCTGATGTTCAGGTAGGGAATATGAACCCTAACGCTCCTGTAGGAACTACATTAGCATTATTAGAAAGATCGATGAAAGTTATGTCTGGTGTGCAGTCTAGGCTACACGCTGCCCTGAAGAAAGAGCTTAGAATACTAGCTAAATGTATACATGACTTTATGCCATCTGAGTATGCCTATGAAATAGAAGGTGATTTTTCTAGAACAAGAGATTTTGACGGAAGGATAGATGTTATACCTGTATCAGACCCTAATGCTTCTACAATGGCACAAAGGGTGACGCAGTATCAGTCAGCATTACAGTTAGCACAACAAGCTCCACAGCTATATGACATGGGCAAACTACACAGACAGATGCTAGAAGTTTTAGGTATACAAGAAGCCGATACCATAATTAAGCTACCAGAGGACATCAAACCGAAAGACCCTGTAGCTGAAAACATGGCTATAATGAAACAAGAACCTGTCAAAGCGTTTAAGTATCAAGACCATGAGGCTCACATTGCTGTACATACTGCTGCTGCCCAAGACCCGAAGATACAGCAAATCATCGGTCAGTCGCCCTTTGCGTCAGCTATACAGAACGCTTTGGCAGCTCATATTACTGAGCATGTGGCATTTCAGTATAGAGCAGAGATAGAGCAGCAACTAGGCGTTCCAATGCCAGACGAAGAAAAGCCACTACCAGACAGTGTAGAAGAAGAGCTATCAAGAATTACAGCCAAAGCTGCCGCTGCTGTTTTAGAAAAGAGCAAGAAAGAAGTGGCAGAGCAAGAGGCGTTAGCAAAACAACAAGACCCACTTACAGTTATACAACAAAAAGAGATGGCTCTAAAAGAAGCTGAGTTTGCACATAAGAAAGAAATGGACTTGGCTAAACTACAGGTAGACGCAAAAGCAAAAGAAAAAGATCAAGAAATCGAGGTAGCTAAAGTGGCAGTAAAAGCAGTGCAGGATAAAGAAAAGTCTACAATAGAAGAAAGAAAGCAAGGCTTTCAAGAAGGAGTAGATTTAGCTAGAGAGTTTACTGATGAGTAGTGAAAGCATCTACGCACCTCTTCTAAAAAAAATTATAGATTACAAAGAGAACTTAAAAGACCATATGTCCACAGGCGGTGCAAAAAGTATGGAAGAGTATAATTTATTGGTTGGTGAGTACAAATGTCTCGAAAAAATACAAGAAGATATACTTGACATAGAGCAAAGATTTATTAATGATTAAAAAAGTTCAAGTGAACTTTTTCGTATTAACGCAAGGAACTGTGATCCTTAATCACTGCATGAGGTAAAAATGTATCAAGCTGTAAAGAAAGAAGCTGAACCAAAGGTGGCTTCTAAAATGCCCGAACCAAAGGGCTATAAACTCCTAATATCCCCAGTAGAAGTAGAAGAAAAAACCGAAGGTGGTGTATATATGCCAGATAGCATCAAAGATGCTGAAGGTATAGCATCCATAATAGGTTATGTTGTTAGCATGGGTCCTGACGCTTACAAGGACGAAGAAAAGTTTCCAACAGGTCCTTGGTGTAAGAAGGGTGACTTCGTGATATTTAGGTCATACTCAGGAACTCGTTTTAAAATTCATACCCAAGAGTTTAGAATAATTAACGATGACACAGTGGAAGCTGTTGTCGAAGACCCAAGAGGATATAAAAGAATATGAACGATACAGCAGAAAAATTACAAGAAGACTTTGGTGAAGATCAAGTTGTTGATTCAAAGCAAGAAGATAGCTTGAATGAAGAAGACTTTGATGTAGAAATAATAGATGACACTCCAGAAGAAGATCGTGTTCCAAAAAGAAACGTAGAGGCTTCTGAGCAGTCAGAAGAAGAATCAGAAGAAGAGATTAAAAACTATAGCGACAATGTTCAGAAGAGAATATCTAAGCTAAAGTACGATTTTCACGAGGAAAGAAGAGCAAAAGAAGAAGCAACAAGGCTTCAGGAAGAAGCTCTTAGATATGCAGAGAATCTAAAGAAAGACAACGAAAACCTTAGAAAAACACTAGCTGATGGCGAATCAATGCTCATAGATCAAGCCAAAGGCAGGGTTGGTGCGGAGCTAGAAAAAGCTAAGAGAGACTATAAAGAGGCTTATGAGAGTGGGGACCCTGATAAACTTATAGAGGCTCAAGAAAAGATGGCTAAGTTGCACAACGAGGAGTTTCGTGTAAACGAGTATCAACCTCAACCTGCTGTTGCAGAAACGCCACAGCCTAAAAAACCCCAACAACCAAGGCTTTCTCAGATAGACCTAGAGTGGCAAAAAAACAACCCTTGGTTTGAAAAAGACACAATAATGCGTGGCACAGCTATGGGTTTACATGAAGAGATAAAGCAAAAAGGTATTGTGCCAGGAAGCGAACAGTATTATAAAGAGATAGATGAGGGA